ACTGCTGATAAGAAAGCAGAGATCTCTAAGATCGAAAGTGTAGATACTCGTTCTGCGTTTGAAAAGATGTGGACTGAGATTGCTGAAGCAATGGACGCTAAGAAGGCTGCAAAAAATGCTACTGCACCGGATAAGTATGACGATACTGCTTCACCAAACGATAAGAAATTTATCGACATGCATAAGAAGTCTGACAAGAAGATCGAAGATGGCGAAGAAGCTGGACACGATGTGACCTTTAAAGCTGGTGGTAAGACTATGAAACAAGCCCCTGCTCGAAGTGGTGCAGACAATCTAAAGAACGGTGATACAAAGTCACCAAAATAAATGATTAGGAATTGATGACATGTTTACTGATATTTTCCACTATGTTTTAAATCTATTTCGTCAGGATGATCCCACTAAAGTAGTTAGTGAAAAGACTCCTACGGCAGATACCAATCTTCGAATGATAGAAGATATGACCAAACGTGAACTAGATGAACTAGGTAACGCTAATGGTTTGCACCTAGATCGTCGTCGTAAGAAGACTATCATGATTGCAAAACTACAGGAAGCTGGAATCCATCACGGATAATCCAGATCAGATCAAACGAACCACAGTCAGTATCGACCTTTGACTGTGGATTTCTTGTGTCTGTAGATATGTATTATCACGTCTTATCTTAGAACTAAATACCATTTAATACTATTTAGTTTAAAGACCCCATACTATGAAGTTAAATAAGAATAACCTTGTTATCTATGCTGCAAAGCACTACTACAACCCCACCCATATCGATGGTGAAGAGTTCTTTGATGATCTCAAACGTTTTAAATACGTCAAGAGACTTGTCAATCGATATCAACTGAATGGTGACCTAGCGGAACGTCTCATTCTAAACCACCTCATTGTTATCTTCAATGTGTTTGGTCATGAGGCGGGAGTAGAGATGTTGGCATTAAAATTGCCGTTAGAACAGTGGCCAACAATCAAACCATTCCTTGTATTTCTTCAGGCGATAAAAAATGAGGACATTACAGGTATTGATATGGATAAATACGTAGTAACCAAATTGAGAGAATTACGATGGGCATCCTAAAGTCTGCGGTAGACGTAGTATATACAATTAGATTTCTGAAACTACTCGTCACTAAGTTCGAGGATACAGGTGCGTTTAAAGCTGGTATCATTGATAAAGACGGGAAGAAAAACCCAGACTTCACTACCGATCGTATGGATGATCGCGAAGCATACCGCGAACACTATACCGCATTCCATCGTCTAGTGTTTAACCTAAAGAAGATCATGGCAAAGGCCCCTGGCGGTACTTCGGTAGTCGCTCGATATGGTGCTGCACTTGCATTGATTAAGGAACACGGAGACCTCTCGGACTCTAATCTACAGAAGATTCATGAAGCGTCTGGTATAGATGTCATGGATATTCTAATGGAAAGTTCTCAGTGGTATGTACTGGAGAACGGGTGTGTTGGTCAGGGGGTGTACCGTATGCGTAATGACTCTATGACGACCTCTGCGGACGAACTAGTACGTAAGGGTGACCAGATCCGTATCGCGGAGGACAACCTATCACATGACGTTCTAGGCATCTCCATTTTTGAAGGAACCCACTTACGAACAGGTAGACGTGTACTGTTCTCTGCTAATGAGATAACGAAATGAAAACCTACGAAGAATTCATGAAACAGTTCGACGAAGAGATCACTAACAACACCACCGGAGTAGCTGGTGCAGGTGATAACCCAGAACAAATTGTCGTTGTACGCAAAAAACATGACCGTAAGAAGAAGCGCAAAGATGCTGCCGCTATACTCCGAAGAATATTCCCCGATAAATTCTAAAAAAAATAGATTTACCCCTTTACAGAGTACTCATAATACTATATAATCTATACCTACACTAAGGATTATATTATGAAACTACTGCACCACGCTGACTACATGATAGTCATTCTCGAAAAGATGAATGATGTTGAAGAAGTTCTTGAAGAACTAGTTCCACACCAATTTTGTGAGAGCAATATAATCTATGTTGCTATGCAAGGTTACTCCGTTTTTGACAGAGTGTCCAAAGAAAGATTCCTAGTACAAAATCCAGAGAGCCCGTTCAGTAATCATCTGATGTGGGAAGGACTCTTTGACTCCGCAGAACAGGAAGACTATATACAAAAGTGTTGCGAGAAGTTCTGGAACACTGGTAAGAAGATGGTTATCGAAGATTACGATTACCAAGAAGATGAACCTTTTTACGATTATAGCAAGTAAAGGGGTTGACAAGTAGAGTCCCCTAGAGTATAATATAGCAGATCTACTACATAGAAGACATCACTAATAAAGATGTCCTGATATAACTTACACGCAATATAATGGAATAATAATGACAGTTGAAGTGAAATATGAACGGGACGAATTACTCACAGATTATGCTGTGGGTATGCTAAAAGACTTCTATATGGTCGACGGAGAGACCTCTCCTCAAGATGCATATGCCAGAGCAGCGACTGCTTGGTCTATGTATAAAGGTCAGTTGGATGAAGTGTTGGCACGAAGACTGTATGAGTATGTTTCCAAGAAATGGTTCATGTTTTCCTCCCCCGTACTGTCAAATGCTCCGGTAGGTGATAAAAAATCTAAAGGATTGCCGATCTCATGTTTCCTTACATACGTACCTGATACGTTAGAAGGTTTAATCGAGCACTCTTCTGAGTTGCGTTGGTTGTCCGTGATGGGTGGTGGTGTCGGTGGCCACTGGGGTGACGTGCGTACGGTGTCTGACATTGCGCCTGGCCCGATTCCTTTCCTACACACAGTAGACGCAGACATGATTGCGTATCGTCAAGGGAAGACCCGTAAGGGGTCATATGCGGCATACCTAGATGTGCATCATCCAGACATTATAGAATTCCTAAATATACGTATCCCTACTGGGGACGTACAAAGGAAAGCATTGAACATTCACAATGCTATAAATATTACTGATGAGTTTATGACCGCAGTAATAGGTAACACAGATTTTAACTTGCGTGACCCCAAAGATGGTTCAGTAAAAGAAGCTATCGATGCACGTAAGTTATGGGAAAGAATCCTTGAGGTTCGATTCCGTACGGGTGAACCGTACTTAAACTTTATTGACGCTGCGAATCGCGATCTCCCCCAACCTCTAAAGGATAAGGGACTAAAGATTCACGGGTCAAACTTATGTAATGAAATTCACTTACCGACATCAGAAGATAGAACTGCGGTATGTTGTCTGTCTTCCCTCAACTTAGAGTACTATGAGGATTGGAAGGACACCAACATTGTACGAGATATCGTCCGTATGTTGGATAACGTTCTTGAGTACTTTATTGAGAACGCACCGGACAGCATCTCTAGAGCAAGATACTCTGCGGAACGTGAAAGATCAATTGGATTGGGTGCAATGGGATTCCATTCACTCTTACAGAAACACTCTGTTGCTTGGGAGTCTGATAAAGCTCGGGAAATTAATAAAGTAGTTTTCGAGAATATTAAGAAACAAGCAGTAGAAGAGTCTTGGCTCCTTGCGAAAGAGCGAGGTGAATACTCGGACGGTTTAGGTTCAGGGGTGCGTAATTCGCATCTACTTGCAATAGCACCTAACGCATCGTCGGGAGTCATTTTATCAACGTCACCATCGATCGAACCACTGAAGGCTTGTGCATACACGCACAGAACTCGTGCTGGTTCTTTCCTAGTGAAGAACGTCTATCTGACCAAACTCCTACGGGATAAGGGTCATGATAACGCGTCCACGTGGACTAGTATTATCACCAAGAAGGGGTCGGTGCAACACCTACCCTTCCTGAACGAAGGTGAGAAGGCAATATACAAGACCGCGGCGGAACTAGACCAGAATTGGGTGGTGACTCATGCAGCCGACAGACAACCATTTATCTGTCAGGGGCAGTCCGTTAATCTATTCTTCCCATCGGGTACACCTAAGAGTTATGTTAATAAGGTGCACTTCAACGCATGGAAGAAAGGATTGAAGGGATTGTACTATCTACGTACAGAAGCAAGTTCCCGTGCAGAGACCGTGTCAGACAAAGTAGAACGTGTTGCGTTACAAGAAGACAACCGTACTATAGTCTATGGAAAGGACAACTGTCCGTTCTGTAAAATGGCAGTAGAGGAACTTACGATACGCGGGATAGTATTCGATTACATTGATCTTGCGGAGATTAAGAAAACTGCCGCAGAGGTTACGGGTCGATCTGTAACGTCAGTTCCTCAGATCTACTATGAGGGAAGATATATCGGAGGTTACGAAGATCTCATGATACATCTCAAGGGTGGTGCCGACTATGAGTTGGTGCAAGGGAACGACGATGAGTGCAGGGCCTGTGAAGGGTAATCCAACAGATTAATTTTCGGGGGTCAATGCACCCCCTTACTATATTACAAGGACACATATGTCATTATTAAAAACTTCAGAAACATACAAACCTTTCCTATACCCATGGGCGGTAGATCTGACAAAGAAGCACGAAGAGATCCACTGGGTCGAAGATGAAGCGGAATTGTCCGAAGACGTACAGGATTGGAAGACCAAACTCTCTGATAAAGAAAAAGTGTTTATCACTCATGTGCTACGATTGTTTACTCAGTCTGACGTACAGGTAGGTGAGAATTACCATGAGCTTCTAATACCTAAGTTTAAGAATAATGAAGTTCGTAACATGTTAGCATCCTTTGCTAATCGTGAGGGAGTACACCAACGTGCGTACGCCCTGTTGAACGACACCCTAGGGTTACCCGACGAAGACTTCCACGCATTCCTAGAGTACAAAGAGATGGCGGATAAGATCTCCTTTATGAAAGAGGGTAACAGTTCTAGTCATATGGGTCTCGCACTATCTCTAGCACAATCTGTGTTCAACGAAGGTATGTCTGTATTTGCATCATTCGTTATGTTACTTAACTTCCAACGTTTTGGAAAGATGAAGGGTATGGCAACAATCGTCGAGTGGTCAATCCGCGACGAGACTCTTCATGTACAAGGTAACGCGAAACTATTCCGTGAGTTCTGCGAAGAGCATCCACGGGTCGTTAACGACGAACTGAAGTCTAAGATCTACCAGATGGCTGAGAATGCTGTTGCACTAGAAGACAAGTTCATTCAACTTGCATTTAAAGGGAATGAGGTACAGGGTCTAACTAAGAAAGAAGTCCGCGACTATATTCGTCATATTGCGGATCGTCGTCTACTTCAGTTAGGTATGAAACCTTCATTCAAACAAAAAACAAATCCTCTACCTTGGTTGGACTGGGTACTGAACGGAGCATCACACGACAACTTCTTTGAGAAACGTGTTACAGAATATTCCGCGAATGGTATGGAAGGTGAAGACTTCGGTTGGGATGAACTGGAACAAGAGGAATCGTAATGGAAATCGAGTATACTATTGACTGTCCCATATGTGATATTCAAACGATTGTTCGGGTACCATACGAAGATGACATCCCACGTCACTGTCCTATGTGTAGTTCGGACATTGAAGCTGAGTCATCCGAAGAAGAGTGAGTTATCCTACCTATAAGTAGGTGTATGAACTGGACATTTGAAAATACCCCCTTTGACCCTGAAGAGTCTTTCCTCGAAGACTTTCAGGGTTTCGTTTATCTGATTACTGAGCTCAACACGGGCAAGAAGTACATCGGAAAGAAATTCTTTTGGAAACCTAAAACACTGCCAGTGACGAAGACACGAAAGCGTAAAGTAAAGACGCGAGTAGTGTCGGACTGGAAGAAGTACTATGGATCTAGCCTAGAACTGAAGACGTTAGTAAAAGAGAATGGTGGGGACAACTACAAACGAGAAGTACTCAAACTGTGTCGCACCAAAGGAGAATGTTCCTATTATGAGGCGAAACTACAGTTTGAGTTTGATGTTCTACTCAGAGATGATTTCTACAACGCGTTCATTGGATGCAAGATCCACGCGAAGCATCTCCCTAAAGATTAGACATCCGCAGTAAAGACCTCGTCGAATCCAACTGGCGCAACTTCATAAGTCGAATTTCCGAGAATCATCATATCGCCCATTGACGTTGAACGTAGTCCGTACGTCTGGCCATCGATCTCTGGCAACGAAGTTAGCACAGTAACGTTTACCGAAGAATCCGGATTACCTTTACGACTCCACGAACCCTTCAGGTTTTGTGTGCGCAAGTATGCATAGGACAATGCCTCCTCACCAGTACGCTTGCCTACATTAACATCAGCAACCATCTTAGGGAATTTCTCGAACGCTTGGTGTATCACGGTAACCTTATTCATTATTGAAACCCTCCTAGGGCAGTAATTTCCTTAATAAGTGCAGAGTACTGTCTATTGTACTCCGCTTCACTGTAAATCTCTGATGCCTCAATCAGCATCGCAAGGTCGTTCATTAGGTTAGAAATATAATCAGTCATAACAATTCTCTCTCTCAACTCAATTTGTACAGCTATTATAGTCCTTTTGGGAACATATTGCAAGGCATATATCATCTTTCTTTAGAACCTTTTTGCATATAGGGGGTAGGTATATAACAAAATGGTCTATATGTTATGGAAATAAGTGTTGACATTTGTTTCATAAACAAGTATAATAGCTACATAAAGTCGAGTTGAGAGAGAGAATTGTTATGATTAAATATGTATTGAGAAACGTTGTTAATGACCAGTTAATTAACTGTAAGATGTTTGACACTGCTGTCGATGCCATGTGGTATCGTCATACTTATCTTGAACGTGATACTGCTTGGGTTGACCATGTGGAGATTGAGAAATAAAAGCCTTGCTTTTTGTGAAACCCTGTGGTATAATAGCTATACAAATTGAGTTGAGAGAAAAATTATGAAAATTGTTATCCAGACACAACTACGCGAGAACTATGGTGCCCATACGTGGGACGGTGAAGGTAGATGTCCTCAACACTGGAAGTGTAAGGGTGGTAACACCTACTTCGTCGACTGCACCTTAGAAGAGGCGCAAGACCCAGGCTACTGGTGTGAGTTAGCGTCTCTCATTAATGTACGTGACGAGTACTCTGATGAGTACATAATTAGTGACGCGTTAGTGGATGCGATTGATTTCGATCCATCTAACTACCTCGAACATTGGGAGAACCCAATCTATTTGGAGAGAACCAATGGGGTTAATTGGGACGCTCAACAGATTTCTGAGTACAGTGAATACTTCCCTGCTCATGGGATTCTGAAACAGAAAGTGACTTCTTGGATGATGTTCCCAAATGGGATTATAGAACACCACTCAGTTCTAGTCGAGACATGTGAGGGTGACTGGATGAACTGGAAAGACGCAAACGAATATTACTCTAAAATGAAAGGAAATGTATAATGAATAAGAATGGTATGGCATATTGCGATTACATCGCACACACAATTATTAGACCAGCAATGTTAGAAGACGGATACAATGAGTGTGGGGGTGTTATCAGAGAGGTAGGTCACGTGAAGATGGATCTGGAGCCTATAGATGGGTATATGTTATCCACCGACAAGACTTTGGACGTGATAGATATGAACGGTAAGAAGTATCGAATCACGGTTGAGGAAATTTAATTAACTTATTTTGAAAATAAGTGTTGACAAACGTTTCGATAAGATGTATAATAGCTACATAAACTGATAATGAGAGAGAGATTTGACTATGGCTACTAACTACTTCGGTCTAAGAAAAAACCCTGAGTTCACCAACTTCCGCAACTACGTTCTGTCGTTCTATGCGTACGACGGTCTTTACCCTGTAGAAGGTCTCAGCGTTGAAGTCGTTGAACGTGCTATTGTTAAGTATATAGAAATCTGTTCTAGTCCTGCTCAACCAGAGTCTTGGGGTAATGGAGACTCTCTTGACCGTGAGAGAGTCCGTGATCTGATTATCGACCCAACTTCTAGTAAACTTAAAGTCAAGGAGACTGTGTAATGAAAGCAATCACTTATATATCTGACCCAAGCCATTCGTACCTGAAGGTTGATGTACGCACTGTAGAGAACCTAGGGTTCATGAACAAGATCTCTGAGTATTCTTTCTTCAATGACAAGAGCATATGGTTAGAGTGCGACTGTGATGCGCAACTGTTCTTCGATGCGTTAGATGAACGCGGCCTCCCCGAACCAACTATCTACATGAAATCCATTAATAGTCAGGGACGGTTCCGATTGTACCCACGGTTCTCTGCGAAGGCGGCCGCATGAATATGGACGTAATGAATCTTGAATGGGTTGACAGTTTAGGGGAGAGACATATTGTGTGGAATGTCCAGAACCCCGAAAAGATGAAGCGAGACCTCATCGCCCTCAACGTTCCGGAAGATAAGATTGAAATCTACGAAAAGGACGTATCTTAAATTAATTCACTTATTTTCATAATAAGTCTTGACAAGTAATGAAAACAAGTGTATAATAGCTGTATAAATTAATCAAAAGAGAGAATATATTATGTCTATGAATGATGTGCTTCAAATCGAAACTTCCGCGACTGTTGGTAAATGCCCTTGGGGTATCGGTACCGAGGTCTCTAACGATCTAACTCCTATCCAGATGATGCAGAAAGCAGGCGTCGATTGGTCAGTTGAGAAGATCCCTACTTACGCTCGACACAACCTTGTTGAAGTACCTACAGGTATGGAAGCACTTGTGCGTTCTACTGACAGCAAGATCCTAACCCAAGTGGGTGGTAACTGGAACCCAGTTCAAAACGAAACCGCATTCGAATTCTTCAACGATTACTGCTCTGCCGGTGATATGGAAATGAGTTCTGCTGGATCTTTGAAAGATGGTAAGATGGTCTACGCAATGGCTAAGGTCAAAGAGTCATTCGACATCCTTGGTGGTGATCAGGTCGATTCATATCTTTTATTCTCTAACCCACATGAGTACGGTAAGTCAATCGATGTTCGGTTCACTCCGGTTCGTGTAACTTGTATGAACAGTCTGTCCCTTGCGCTGAGGACTGGTTCGGTTAACTCAACTAAGATCAACCACCGTAAGGCATTTGATGCGGAGCAGGTTAAGGTCACTATGGGTCTTGCCCACGAGAAGTTTGACCAATACAAAGAGATGGCAGAGTTGTTATCAAAACGACAGTTCACTGCTGATACTCTTATTCAGTACTACAACTCTCTCTTCCCCGCACAAGCTCCTGCGGAAGAAGTTAGACACTATAATGACCTCGCACCGAATGCCAAGAAGGCATACGAGTTGTTAGAGACTCAGCCAGGCGCTGAGTACGGTCGTGGAACATGGTGGCAGGCGTTTAACTCAGTTACGTATCTAACTGACCACCGATTAGGTCGTACCGCTGACAGTCGAATGACTTCTGCATGGTACGGTGCAAACCAAGTCAAGAAGAAGCGTGCAGCTGAACTTGCAGTAGAAATGGCGGTGGCATAATGTATACTAGTAATCGAGAATATACCAATCGTTACGGGGACAAGTATGAGTTTGTCCCTTCCGAAGATGAACCTAAAAAGTATTACCTTGAAGGTGAACTGCAACATATGCGATGTGGTGGGAAGGAAGGTGTTGAAGGAATAGACATGACTGACTTGGGTATGATAGACCCCAGTGGAGGCCCATACATAGATATTGGAACTATACTTGACGGTAAACCAATCACTCGACTTGGATTATATGCTGAAGTTGTAAGGGTGGAAACAGAATGAAAAAGACTAGATTTGACTTAGAAGATGAGATCATGGACTGCTGGGGAGTAGTCTCAGATTTGTCAACTGTAATGGAGTATTTGGATGACGACTTCTTTGAAGGAATGTCCTCTGCTCAACAAGACAAGCTTCAGAACCTGTTGTTAGGTATGACAGAGATGTACGATGTCAAGTTCGCTAAGATGTTTAATACCTTTGAAGGATGCATCGAGGAATTTGATGGCGAAGTGGCTCAGATACCTCTCGCTAAATCGTGGAAACTCTTTCCTGATGACGGTGATACCCCTCCGTGGAACTTAGAAGATGATGATTATGATTACGATCACGAGACTCGACTGAACGATGCAACTCCCAGTGAATGGGATAAGGCAACCGACCCGAAATAACGTCATTAACCTCTCCCTGAGTATAAATAGTTTTAAAAGGGAGAGACTTATGAAAACATCTCATTCGGTTATGTTGTGCTTCGCACTTTGGGTTGGTGGTACATCACTTTTAATTAATGAATATATACATGTAGGAAAAGAAAAAGATGAAGCACTTCAGATATTAGAGAATGAAGTGCTTCGCTTAAAAAACATTAATATAGTATATGATAGCATTATGCAAGAGTTTGTTTGGAGATGCGGAAACAAAGAAGAGATTCGCATCTCTGGACTATCTTTCATGTGTTATAAAATTGATAAGGTATAGCAATGATTACATTTCGTAAAGAAGTCTTTGAAGTTTTCGAGGAATATAAAGAAGCAAGTTCCAGAGAAACTCGATTAGATGTTTTGAAAAAATATTCAGATAACTGGGCATTCCTAGATATTCTCCGTGGATCTTTCGACGACTCACTAGAATTCAATGTACCGGCCGGTCGACCCCCGTTCACCCCGAACAAACCAGAATCCTCACCTTCTACCCTCTTGAAGCAACACAAGCAGTTTGTGAAGTTTATTAAGGGTACTAAATCCGGTGACAATACACCTACCTATCGTAGAGAGAATCAATTCGTCCAGCTTCTAGAATCTATTCATCCAGAAGATGCCGAGTACGTTCTGAAGATGGTGGCAAAGAAACCACCATGTCGTTACATAACCAAGAAAATAGTACAGGAGGCATTTCCAAATTTAATACGCGAGTAATCTTTTCGACTAACTAACTTCTGAGGAGAACCATATGTCGAGTGATGTACAACAGTTGAACCAAGTAATAGTAACAAAAACCCAGTATTGTAATTTACTGGATACCTATACTCAACAACTTTCTCGTTAGGAGGTGATCATCTCTTCAGGAGCGTACAGTGAGTCTCCTGTCGTAGTGATTGAAAATAATTTGGAATGGATATATAATGCCACAGTATGATTTTAGAAACAAGGAAACCGGAGAGGTCACGGAAGTGCTTCTCCGTATTTCTGAATACGACCAATACCTAAGTGACAACCCTGAGTGGGAACGTTACTTTGCCGCAGAATCCGCACCTAAGATAGTAGCGGGAGTCAAGTCCACTATGGCGATGGCGGGTAAAGGATGGGAAACACATCTTACCAATATCAAGAAAGGTTCTGGTAGGGATAATTCAATCAAGGTTTAAATGAAATGAAATTCTTTAAGTGGTTAAAGTCCGGCCCAACGGGTGGTAGAAACATCGTAGACTCCTCGGGCCCTGATCCCGATGATCTTACGGTAGAGAATGCGTATAAAACTAGGTGGGTATGGTATCACACTATACTCGCTCTCGAAATTTTAACGACCAACATCTTGTTGGCGTCTATCTTGGTGGTTCTTGCTATCAAGTTATAAGGTATATTATGTTAATTAATGAATTGATTGAAAAGACTATAGAATGGCACCACGCTCGTAACCTAATCGACGGTGCGAACGATAAAGACCAATACATGAAACTCATCCAAGAGTGCGGTGAGTTGTCCGACAACATCTGTAAGCAACAAGACATCCGAGACGACATTGGTGACATCATGGTCGTGTTGATTAATATTGCCGAGAGAAATGGAGTTACCCTTGAAGATTGTTTGGCCGTGGCGTACGACGACATTAAAGACCGTAAAGGAAAAATGGTCGATGGTGTCTTCATTAAAGAAGAGAAGTAATACGATGAACCGCGAAGCAGTATACAACCAACTCAAGATCGACGAAGGAGTGGTATATGAGATTTACCTCGACCACCTCAACTATCCAACGTTCGGAGTCGGTCACCTTATTAAGGAAAGTGACGGCGAGTTCGGAGCTAAGGTCGGAACAAAAATATCCCCCGAAAGAGTTAGCGAGGCATTCCAACAAGACCTCGACATCTCAATCAACGAATGTGTTGTACTATACGGAGAACGGTTCGATTGTTTCCCAGATGAGGTACAGCAAGTCTTGGTTAATATGATGTTTAACCTAGGTAGACCCCGACTGAGTAAGTTTAAGAACATGTATGCTGCGGTTCTCGAAGGAGACTGGAAGACTGCCGCTGTTGAAGGTCGCGATTCGAAATGGTATCGTCAAGTAGGACTCAGGTCTGAACGATTAATGAGAAGGTTAGAGAATGTCTAATAATGTAATATTCCAATACATGATTGTAAATGATGCAGTCGATGCTCGTGGTAATATTAGAGGTTGGCTTGGTACACGGTCTTCCTTGTACAGAGAAGTAGCAGATATCTCTCGTACATCATTTGAAAAGTACGCAAAGAAGATTGGTGCAGAACACATCTATTCAGATGAACGAGTCGCTACCAAAGGTCACGAGTGTTCTACCTCACTCTTGCACGAGTGCGCACGTGTCTGGTTAGACCCTATGTTCGACCAGTACGACAACCTACTATTCGTCGACACAGACATCGTGGTCAACACCGAAGAGAACATCTTTGACGTGATGGAGTCCGGTGCAGAGGTCTATGGTGTCCTAGAGTCGGACTTTGTTACTGCAAATGGTAGCGGGTACAATGCATGGGATGGTGACGAAGAGAACTATAGGAACTTCTGTCGTAAGTTCGAGATGCATGACTGTCCCATAGTCCCTGCAATGCCACCTAACAGACCTTCTAAGCTTACCATCATGAATACCGGAGTTGTACTCTGGACTAAGGAAGCGCGTCTACGCGCACGTGAACTGTTCATGTCGTGGGAAGACTGGTGTTACACTGGTGACTTCCACATGTCTATTATGAACGACCAACCCTATATCTCCGCACAGTTGATGAAGCACGAATTCGACGTAGAGACTATCGATACGACTTGGAACGATAGTCCACACTACGCAACGGTATCAGAGTTCTTCGAGAAAGCAAGGTTCTGTCACTACACAGGTGGTGAGTGGAAGACCGATATGGTACGTCACTGGGAAGAGAAACGGTTCAAAACGACCCCTTGGGAACGCAGTCTTATCCCATAGAGCCTAAATACTTCACTTATTTTGAAAATAAGACTTGACAAACCTCTCCCATCTTGATATAATATAGTCTGAAATGTGAGAGGTTTTTTTATGTCCGAGTTAAATACCACCAAGATAGAGTTGGCGACCAACTTAGTTAACCACTATATCTATGAACTAAAGAACCCCGATTGGGGACAATTGATGAGTTCCCTGCTAAATGAGGGGTTGACTTCTTCGGAAGTGTATGTTATAATGAACAAAGTAAAACAAGAGGGGGTTGTGTGAAAAATAAAGTAATTTTAGTAGACTGTGACGGTGTGTTGTTGGATTGGATGTATTCATTCCAAGCTTGGATGAAGCGTCACGGGTATGATGCGATTGATGTTGATAAGTACAAGATCCATGAGATCTTCGGTATCTACAAGACAGAAGGTAAGAAGTTGTGTCGTATGTTCAACGAGAGTGCAACGATCCGTAAGGTTCCGCCTCACAAAGATGCGATCAAGTACGTTAAGAAGTTGCACGAAGAAGAAGGTTACATATTCCATGCAGTGACCTCTTTGAGTAACGATGAGTATGCACAACACCTACGTACCAAGAACCTATGTGAGTTGTTCGGGCCTACGGTCTTCGAGAAGTATGTCTACCTAGACACGGGTGCTGACAAGGATGAAGCACTTGCAGTGTACAAAGACACCGGATGCATCTGGGTCGAAGATAAGGTGGAGAATGCACAGGCTGGTGCTGCGGTTGGTCTAGAGTCTTTAGTGATGAAACATGCGTACAACAGTGACTGTACCGAGTTTCCTCTGATGAACAACTGGAAAGAGATCTACGAGTACATTAAAGGTAAGTAATCCATTTAATTTCCTTTTGGGAGTCTTCGGACTCCCTTTTTTATGGGTGGTATAAATATAGATTTAATGAGGTGTCTGATGAGATACGTAGGGTACAGTGAGTTTTATCATGATGCGGGTCTAGCTATCATTAGCGAAGACGGTGTGGTAGAATTTGCGACACACGGAGAACGATACTCTAAGAAGAAGAATGACCCTAGACTCCCCCAAGGGCTTTGGAACATGGTGAATGGAGATGACCACATCTCTTTCTATGAAGATCATGTAACCAAGTTCGATATACGTGGAGGGTTCGACGGTACCGGATATCCTAAAGACGCTGAGTACGATACATTCCATATGCATCACGAATCTCATTGCGCAACCGCATTCTATACCCGTCCGTGGGACTCGAAGGACGATACTGTCCTCGTCTCGATTGATGGGGTAGGTGAACTACAGACTGCGGTCATCATGGACTCTAACTTCAACCTAATCAAAGAGTGGCACTACCCTAAGTCGGTAGGACTAGTCTATACCCTTACTACTAAGTTCCTTGGTCTACGTCCACTTGAAGATGAGTACGTGGTAATGGGACTGTCTGCCTATCAGGATACCAACGAAGAGTCTCGTGCTATCACAGACTGGTTGATTAAATGGTACAATGAACTAGAAGACATCGCACCGGAGGTAGCACTAGGTGCTACAGTTGGGGGTGTAGACTCTCAACGTGAGAAAGATCGTCTACTATGGAGAGCAGAGTTCGAGAAGAAGATCCTCGCAGTAGAAGATAAGGTAGCGGCACGTGCTACCCAAGACTTTGCTGACTATGCGATCATGCAGATCATGGGTACGGCAGCGCAGTACGGTAAGAAACTATGTTACTCCGGTGGTTGTGCACAGAACGTGGTGATCAACTCTAGGTTGTTCGAACTGTTCGATGAGGTACATATCGCATGTTCACCTACAGACGCTGGGTCGGGTCTGGGTACAGCTGCACGTTCATGGGCAAAGGCAACGGGTAAGGATAAGTTGATCTGGTCTCCGTACTGTGGGTACGATATCGATAGTCCAATCAACCCTACCGAGGTTGTAGACCACCTACTCAACCATAAGGTATGTGGTATTGCGAACGGTAAGGCAGAGTTCGGGCCTCGTGCATTAGGTAATAGATCCCTGATTGCAGACGTACGCTATGACGTACAGGATACAGTGAACGGAATCAAACGTAGACAGAAGTATCGTCCGTTTGCTCCTGCCATCCTAGAAGAGTATGCAGAAGAGTACTTCAGCGGCCCTATGAATGACCATATGCAGTTCACCTCTAAGGCACTGCATGACTACGCACCTGTGACCCACGTAGATGGGACTGCACGGGTACAAATCGTGAAGAAGGACTGTGAGTCTATCTTCAGAAAGGTAATTGAAGAGTACCATGATAGAACTGGTGTTCCGATGCTACTCAATACATCTCTCAATATACGAGGCAGACCTATGGTCAATGACGAACATGATGCTGCGTTATGGGAACAAAAATACGAAGTAAAGGTATTCTAATGACCGAAGAACTAAAACCAATCAAACAAAAGATTGAACTTGAAGTAGAGTTCGATACCACCCAAAAGGAAGTGATCCCTAGTAGGTTCAGTGTCCTATTGGACTTTGCGGACGTGATCGATGCGTATCGACTATTCCCACGTGCCTTCATAGCAACCTACCTGTTCCTATTGATCGATACCGCAGAATGGTTCATGACCATACCTGAACCTAATGCATCACAGGCAGGTCTTATCTCTGTTATCATCGGTGCGGGTGCTGCATGGTTCGGTCTATACACCTCTACAGGTTCTGGACGTTCATCAAAGAGTACTAAGTCTAACTAATGAAACCTTCCGAATTAGTAACTTGGAGAGGTACGCCAGGCGTAGGCGATTTCATGTGGGCATTGAATTGCTGTCACCAGTACGCAGCCGATCACAATATTCGGAAGATCAACTTAGAGCTTCATTGGGAGCATGGTGAAGACCACCTCCATCACTTCGAAGATCCAGAAACGATCATCGAACGATGTAATTACATACACAACTTCTATTACCAACAGGAACGGGTAGAGGTACATCATATATTCAATGCTCAAGGTAGGTATAGAGATTGGAAGTTTAATGATGATATTGTTTTGGAAACAAATGGTGAGCGTAGAATAGTTGCGATAAAGAAACCTAAAGCGCGATATTATTTTGAATCCGGATACTACAATGACCAGCCGAATAATGATGTTCCTGATAGTAACTGGATATTCAGACAAGACGCATTTCAAGACTACGACCCCAACCGAATAGTTTTCTGGAGACCAACTTGGAATGCAGAGAAACCCCGCACTTGGAAAAGACTATTTTCAAATGACGATTGGGATGAGTTGATCGGACACTTCACGGATAAGGGGTTCAATATGCATGAAGTCTCCTATCGCACCCCCGTAAGAGAAGTGATGCATCTAATAGCAACTTCACGTATGGTTATATGTTACGATGGCATATGGCACTACATTGCAAAGAACTTTGCTAGACCACTCGCGGTAATCAGTGGAGAAGGTGTTACTAAATACCATACACCAAATGCCCTAAGACTGAATCCAGATATAAGGTCTATAGAAAATGGCGTCGATGTATGGTGGTGGATAGATCATATGGAAGATTTGCTACAAGAGACCAAAAGAAGATCGGTAGAATACGAAGATAGAATAAGGACTCGTTATGGAAATGACTAGAGATACATTTCAGATTGATCGTGCAGTAATCGAGGTTGCGGGTGGATGCAACTATTCTTGCTCTATGTGTCCACAAGACCTGCGTGAAGGTGGTCGACATAAAGGGTTTCGTCGTATCATGAAACTAGATGAGTTCGAGAAGTATGTTGCGGACTGCGCACAGTACGGATTGAATGTAGTCAACCTAGATGGATCTGGTGAAGCCACTATGGCAAAGAACCTACCTGAGTATATCAAGGTAGTGAAGAAATACGGTGCCAAGGCATTCATCTTCTCTAATGGATTCAAGATGGAAGGTCAGTACATGCGCGACTGTGTTGACGCGGGACTAGACTTCTATCGATTCTCATTCGTCGGTGCGGATGAACAAGACTATAGTAAGTGGATGTACAACGCGATAGGTGGCCACTACGCACAGATCAAACGTAACATCCAAGAGATGGTTGCGTACGTAGAAGAGACTAAGGCAGACTGTGTTGTATCTACCTACCATCTAATCACTGACAACGATAACATCGACAGTGAACTAGACAAGTACAAAGCATTGGTAGATGAACTAGGTGTCAAGACCGAGATATGGAAGATGCATAACTGGTCTGGTACTTGGGACATCGGAGATAATGCGCGAGATGGTAAGATAAAGACTTGTGGTAGACCGTTCTCTCCAGACGTAGTGATACGTGCGGGTGGACTTGAGAAGCAGACAGGTGCGGTACATCCTTGTTGTCAGGTACTAGGTCGAGACGAGGAAGCAGTGTTAGGTCACTGTTCAGAGGATAACATCGCTGACATCTTCTTTGGTGAAGCATACGAGACTCTACGTGAACAACATCGAACCGGAGACTACCCAGACTTCTGTAAGAGCTGCGATTTCTTAATCGATGACCCCGAAGTGTTGGTCTATACCAACCATGAACGGGATTTGATGAAAATGCATGGAACTAATTTTGATCTTAACGATTATAGAGATTGAATCGTTATAAATAATATCACTTATCCGTATTCGACTGGCCAGTCCGAGATTTAATTCGCACCGTGCGGAAAGACACTTTTAAAAGAATATATAAAGGAATCCTCATGGATAACGAACAAAGCATAGAAAAGTTAGCAGATCATTTTTTAGTCGGCAGCGCATTATCAGGACACTCATATGTCCAGAATCTATATGGCATGTATATCCGGTTCGAGCAAGAGATGGTAACCGAACGATCAAATATGTTTATTTCTAACGAAGCATATCATAAAGTATATAAACCCCTCATTGCAACCTCTCTCGATTTCCAGCCACATGGAGACACCGTTAATGTAGATGTCCTTAAAGAAGGTCAAGCATTAGGGAACCTTGAACCAGAGCAGTTGATGAGAATCACTCGTGACTATAAAGATGTGTTGGTGAACTTGTGGAAGACCCACTCTCCAGATCTTTCTTGGGAAGACTTCATGCAAACTCCATTAGGGTTTGTTCTGATATCTGACTTCGAAACAGCGGCCAGTGAGTTTGTATATGATCTAGAGTTTTCCTATGAAGAACTTGTAACTTCTCCTCATCAGGTAATTACTTCTATCGTAGAGCACTTGCTTCCTAGAGAAAGTAATCCTGAACTAGAAACTTTTGGTCAAGCACATAGATCTATAAGTCTTAACGCTATTGATCGAGTTGTATCAGAATCCGCCATACGTACCCTACGTGAAGGACAGACTGACGGTATGCTAGATAGTGTAGGTGTTTACAAGCAGTTCTTGACACCAGATCAAGCTGGCGAAGTAGATGAGTTCGTATCGAACCTATAATCCACTAGTTAAATTTTAGATAGATAAGACGGGTTAGGAAACTTTCCCGTCTTTTTTTTGTTTTGAGAATATTATGGTTAGGAAGAGTTTTTTAACAGGATGTGACTATAACACCGAATGGCAACTGCCGTGGTTTATAGAGAACTTCATCGAGCATTCGACAGGGATCTTACAGATCGCTGACTTTGGTATGTCCAATGATATGTTGGACTTGATCGAGCACCACCCTAGGTTCGGTAAACAAATATACATCCTTAGTTTTGAAAACAACCTAAGTGGTTGGTTCAAGAAACCTCGTGCAATATACACTGCAACTAGTGATGGGTTCAGTATATGTTGGCTAGATACCGACTGTCAGATAGACGGAGACATAGATTCTATATGGGATCATTTCGAAGGCGGTAGACTGGGGATGGTAGTAGACCGACCTTGGACTAAGAGAAGACCAGACAACGGGGAGTGGTACAACTCTGGGGTCGTTCTAAGCGACCGCAACCCTACCCTGACATCTTGGATGCACTCTTGTGAGGAAGATCAGACGGAGTCAGACCAGTACGTCCTGTACCATATGCACACCCCCATAGAACGAATAGGTAAGATATATCCTATACCTCACGAATATAATACGTTACGATTAGACTACATAGATAATGTAGCTGTAGATAATCCTATCGTTATACACCATACAGGTAAGAAAGGTAATGATGTGATTAGACAACAGATGAATGTTTAATATTGGAGAAATAATATGTTAAGTGGCTTAATAGGTTCGCTTTTGGGATTCGGGGGTTCACTTGTACCTGCGATAACGGATCACTTTAAATCCAAAAGAGACAACGAATTTGAACTAAAAAAGATGGAGAAGATGGCAGAACTACGTGCTGCTGGATTCGACCATGATATGGAGATGTTTCAGACGCAAGCGGCAGACAATGAACACGCTCGTTTGATTCAACACGACATTAGTATTAATCAAGGGACTGGAATTATCGCGAACCTACAGAAATCTGTTCGTCCGATAATCACGTACTCTTTCTTTATTCTATTCGCGATTATAGAATGGAATTTATTACAACAGGCATTAGAAACCGGCGCACTCATGGGGGACGCATTGGACGCCTTATGGGATGAAGATACCAAAGCGATATTCGCTGCGATTATTTCTTTCTGGTTCGGTTCACGTGCAGTAGAGAAGGCGCGAGAACGCCCAATGAAATAAGGTGAAGGAAATGTATAGTTATGAAGCAAAGATCCGCAGATGGGTGGATGGCGATACCGTTGACGTTGATATTGATCTTGGGTTCGGTCTTGTTTACAGTAATCAGCGGTTGCGTCTATATGGGATTGATGCTTATGAGTCGCGCACACGAGACCTTGACGAAAAGAAGAAAGGTCTTGAGGCAAAGGATTACGTCAAAAAGATGGCTCCCGAAGGAAGTACGGTAAGTATCATCACCCACAAGACAGGTAAGTACGGTAGAATCCTTGCAGAGGTCTTCGTAGAAGTTTCCTACAACGACTGGCAAAGTATCAATTCACTTTTAATAAAAGAAGGCCATGCCACAGAATATCTTATTTAAGATAATCTTTGACCTAGTGAATAGGTTATGGTATACTGTGGGCATTATAAGGAAGAATCATGAGACGAGTTAATGTACTGGGTAATGGCGATCACGCCAGTCTATACAAGAAAGGTACTGAAGGTGAATTGGTGGTATGTAACATGCCTCCAATTGAACTGAGTAAGGAAGATGTCTATGCTTCATGCATGGTCGACTTCAAGATGATGTCTGCCCTAGAAGAGGGTCAAGTTAACCTTGGAGATTATGACTGGGTATTGGGTGCACGACCACGTAGATGGATGGAGCTGAAACCATCGTTCTACCTAAAGTATTCCCAGAACATTAAAGGGTTCCATACCTATGTTCCACCCTATGCCCAGTTGCCCGGCAACAAATTATCAGATGCTGCTACCAACTACTCCTGCGGACATATGGCAGTAGACTATGCGTGTCGTATCATGAAAGCGACCGAGGTACATTTGTACGGGTTCGATGCGATGTTTGACATGAATCTAAACAGTCATACTGATAACTTCTTGAAGAGTGATAGAAGCGCGTTGAACGTGCACCGCATGGCGAGTAACTGGCGTCCTATTTGGCACGGGTTCTTTAAAGAGTTCTGTAACGTCAAGTTCGTTATCCATCACAACCATTCTGATATTAAGTTAATTTTACCAGATAATACAACTGTTGAAGTAGGAGAGTTAGATGTTAGAGAAGATTCTTAATGATGTTCGAAAGTTCATCGAAGACACCGCACACGATTTTCAGTCGGTATGGGAGTTCAGACCCAATGTACTAATCTGGTGTATCATCTTTGGTACACTATTATTCTGGATATAAAAAAAGGGAACCGCAATGGTTCCCTTCTTCGTTCTTACTGTCGGGTAAGTTCCTTAGAATATTTTGATCATGTTCTTCATGATTTCGCATTCTTCCGGACGGCCTTCTGATATCCAATCATCCCACGATGAACGTAGTGCAAAGGATATATCAACCATAGTCTGGTTGTCTTTCTCTTCACCATTGATCCACTTAACGGCAGATGATGCACCGTAGTAGATATCAATCATATCAAATTCTGGGGTACACATAGGTGCAAATATCTCACGGACTTGATCGTCTTCAAACCCTACTTCTTGGTCTTGCATAGGAACACCTAGGAATACGACTGCGTCGAACTTCTCGTGTTCACCTTCTAGAGACCAAGATGATTGTCCATGCTTGTACTGATGAGAACATGTTAATGTCTTATCAATCATACCTGAAGCCATATACATCTCATGCATAGCGCCTTTGTACTTAGTCTCTGGTGGACGGACAATAGTGAACTTCGCATTGTATCCATACATGTCCATCACTAGAGGGATGCTCTGAGCGATAATGTTCATGTCTGGGAAAGTTGTCATATGTGCACGTTCTGGAGGAAGTAGGTCAACCATTCTGTCAGCGCGATAACTTAACATCCAGTGACTCTGACCTTCGTTTACGTGACCAACAAACAATACATTCTTATATCCTTTGGACATAATTGCATTACAGAACATTGGTGCACGAGACAACATTTCTTCGGACATATTGATCTCGTCAGACTTATGACGTAGGTACTTACCTTTCTTGACAGTTGCTTGATTCAAGGCAGTATTCATCTGTAGAGCAAGATGCTCTTTCTTTCCTTTTGAAACGAATTTCTGATTTTCTCCATCGGTTAAAATGGTTTCATCTGATGTGTTAAAAAACATTGGTTAGGATCCCTTATAGATGTTTTGTATGTGTGTTTCGAATTGCTCGATCTTGTCCAATCGATTCGGCCATAAGATGTACTCCTTTTCAGGATTCGCCTTTAGGTTCGTCAATAACGGTTGAATCGCATTGAATAGGTTATCGAGTCGTGTGTGGTAATCATCAGCATCAGAGGATATGGACTCTAACTGTTGGACAGCTTCGAGTTCCGACTCGTCTACTACTGTGAAACCGAAATCAAATAGTTCTGTATTCATAGGGTTATTTATACCTTTTTTTTGGTCAGCCCTTGACAAAGCTTGATATATCTGTTACAATGTAGCTTCAGACCTAGAGGGGACTATACATGAATATTTTTAGATTACACGATGATCCAGTCATATCTGCACAGATGATGTGTGACAAGCACGTAGTTAAAATGGTTACCGAGTACGGTCAACTACTCTCTACTGCACACCGAGTTCTTGACGGTACTGTCGAGAGACGACCTTCCAAATCCGGAAAACGCATGGTAGACCATTATTTAGTCGCTGAACAAGCCCGAGAGAATTTACTATACAAGGTTGCTCACAAGAACCACCCATCAGCAATCTGGTGTAGAGAGAACGATAAGAACTACCGATGGTTGTACAAACACTTTCAGGCAACTTCAAAAGAGTACACCAACCGTTACGGTCGTGTTCATATGACCTATGATAAGTTAGGTGGTATGTTATGGTTCGCACCGAAGAATATTGACATACAATTGAAAGAAACTAAAATGCCTGAGTGTATGCCTGACTACTGTAAGACAGACAGTGTACCTGAGAGTTACCGCAAGTACTATAACGAAGAGAAGAGTCACTTCGCAAAATGGTCTAACCGTGAGGTACCGGAGTGGTTTATAGAAAAGTAGGACTGTGGTCACTACGGGTTATGTTAATTATCTGGTTAAGTTTCTCCCAGAAGGCTGACGATGACCTATTCGGAGTACTTACCAGTATCCGACGATTTAATGAATGTAAGAGAGTTGTACACTTGACAACCCCCTAGAATGTATAGTATAATGTACATTGTACAGTTTATGAAACATATTGAGGTTTATTATGATGCACGGTTCAATGCGACATACAACCACTGGTCGCAAGAAGAGTTACAATGCTTGGTCAACCAAGAAGAAAGTTGCCCCCAGATTCCAACCTATGGAAGTTGCTAGTGAGCCCTACAAAAGGGACAGTATAGTTTATAACTCAGTAGATTCAGGTACTATGAATACCGAACGAAAGGAAAGAATGACCTACACCGGAACCTTAGTCAAAGGTATCGGTACCATGCACAAGTCGAATGCGGTGCCCGTAATCGACGAACAACAGATGAAAGATTTAGCGAGGATGAGTCAATGACATTACCCTGTGAGAGACGATGGGCGGTGAATAACACACGACAGTTCTTGATGGACTTACAAGATCCCAAGAAGACTCCAAGGATTCCGTCCGAGGTACGTAAACAGGCCTCTCGATGTCTTAGACACTACCCAGGCGAGTACTATATGGAACGTGCCGCAGAAGATGCACCTAATGTATTTGGAGACTGGGGTGAGTGACTATACACCAGACAATTGGGTTGTTATTAAGTTTACCCAACAAATGAAAAGTGGCAATACCGGATATGGTAGAACCGAAAAAGTATTTTACAAAGTACTTGGTGGATGGTCAGGTGGGTATCTTGGTAGTGATTCTTGGAGACTGAACAGTGGCATCGTTGACGTTGAAGAGACTACTGATTCTTTCATCTTTATCGGTCATAGTGGTAGTCGGTACATATGCGACAAGACTCAGGAACGTCTAAGAATGAATACTGCTGGTATATGGGAACAAATGCAGGAAGTTAGTGAATCGACGGCCGGGGATGTTAAACTTGAGCTGATGGAACCTGATGACGAAAGAACTCGTAAAGATTGGAAGGTAATGCTATGTCTATGAACGAAGACGAACGAGTTGCAAGAGTAGAGGGTCAACTTAGTCCCGAAGTTCAATCGGAGTTCTCGGGCAGTACAATGTCCAAGGCAGGGAGACTTGCTATGGAACTTAATGTCGAACGCAAACGTCTCAAGCAAGAGATGGAAGAACTACAATTAGAAGTCGAAGACCTGAAACCTGCAACACCTACGGGTACGATTGACAGTTATGTTAAGTGGGGAGCGACTGTACTTGGTGTGGTTGGAGTATTCGCTATGAGCGCAGGGTTTGGTATCACCGGACAGATATGTTATGCGTCAGCCGCTACTGCATGGGTGTATGTCGGTCACTGTTGGAATGACAAAGCAATTATGATAGGAAGTGCTATATCAGGTACATCAGTACTAATGAACCTAGTGGACACTCTAGTAGCATCGTGACCAACTATCGCTGATTGGTCGAGCTTCTGCCTTGCATTATATCCAAACCTATGAGATAATAGCTACCTAATTGACTGATAGAGAGATAGATTATGACTGCATTTACTAAAGAAAACTTCACTTGGGACGGCATGTACTTGATGTATCAAGG